TCAAAATCCACCGTCCCAACCTCGTCGGAACTCCCACAGCTTCTGCCGGTTGTTCTCCGCGATCTGCGCTGTCGTGTCCTGAACGGACTTCTCGTACGCCTGAGCCGCGAGCTTCTCTGCCTCACTCATCGCCTTCTCGGCGGATACCCGAGTAGCGTTCTGGCGATCGGTGATGTCGACGCTGATCTGCTGCGCTGATCGCGCGTGAACTGTCATTTCACCCCGCCCTGTCTGCCATTCGACCGACACAACTTCCGCGGCGAGCACACCTGATTTCAGGTGCAGTTCGATCGGTGCGCCCGGTGTCGCTTCCATACGGATTTGCGTATTCACGACGATGTCCCGGCCTCGCCGGAACGTTCGGCTGACGACCGAATCAGCGAGGTTTCCCGATGGCTCTCCTGCCGTGATCTGGATTACGCGACCACGCGACCGTGCGCTTCCCTCGGCGAAGTGCCGCCATGTGCGGGTGCTGTCGAACGCCGGAGACTCACCAACGACGACCACGGTGTCGGCCCAGTCGCCGTCTCTAGAAACGGTGTCGTTGAAGGACAGGATGATGGGCTCGACGCCGGCGGGTAGATCGTCATCGTGGGATGCCCATCGCAGATTGACGGGATCGCTTGGTGCGACCTTGTCGCGGCTGGCAACGAACCAGCCGAGGCCCCAGGCGTCGAACAGGCGCATGCCGAGTGAAGACAGCTCGGTCTCGATGAGCTGCATGAACGACGCTCCGGCTGGCGCGGGGATAGGTATCTCGACGTGCTCAGGGTTTGACAGACGAGTTCCAGGGCCGGCGGATCTTGAAAGCACCGCGGCTGCCGCATCATCGGCAGGATTCGCATGTCCGGCACCGAACGTGAGTCCGAGAAGAGCGTCGACGTAGCCGCCGAGCGTCCTGGGCTGAGCGAGCACGTTCGAGATCTCGTATCTCGACGTCAGACGCCCGGTGTCCTCGATGACGAGACGATCGTCGACCATCGTTTCGCCGCCGCCGAGCATGATCGTGGCCACGTCGAGATCCCGGGTGACGCTTCGCACGTACATCGTCGCCCACTGGTTTGTTGCTTCGCCGACCCGTGGCAAGTATCCGATGACAGCACCTGCTGGGTCGAGCTGCCGCACTCGCCAGCGCACCTGACCACCTTCATGAGGATCGACGAGGCGCGGGTCAAGGAGAGCCCATTGCTGTTCACTGAGCCCACCAGCGGTGATTGTGGCCGCAGCGAAGGGGACCCGGTCCAGATCCGCAGAGGGGACGATGTCGGTGGCGGGCAGAGCGATCCACTGGTTGCCGTCGCGGACCTCAGCCTCGTATTCGTAGTGGACGGAGTTCATGCAATGACCTCCCGCCACGGAAGAGTGAGCGTCCAGGATCCGGTCTCTTGAGTGATGGCGATATCGCCGCCCGTGACCACGAAGCGTGCGGAGAGCTCGGGCGGGTCGACTGGGTACATATCGAACTCAGCCGCGGTCGAGAAGAAGTCCCGCGCTGCGTGTGCGCTGGCGGCGTCGGGAAAGCGGAGCGTCATAGCTCCGGCAGATGGTCGAGGCGGCCGGAGCGTGTATAGCGTCTTTGAAGACTCGAGCAGTTGGTGCTCGATTGTGCGGGACTCGCGGGCGGACGTCCACGGGGCATCGATCGAGGGGACGTCGAGCTGGTCGATGGGGCCGGTGTAGGGGTAGCGGGTGAATGTGATCACTGGATCACCCTTCCGAGAGTCGGGTTGACGACGACTGAGACCCCTTCCGCGGCGCGGCGGTTGATGGCAGCCATCTTTCGGTCGAAGTCGCTGGTGTCGATATCGATCTGCAGCTTGCTGGTGACGAGTTCGGGGATGCCGTCGAGGTCGCCCTTGAACTTCGAGATATCCGTGGTCGCTTGCTCGGTCTTCGCGTCGATCATGATCTGGGTGCCGTCGGGCAGGGTGTAGACCGCGTTTCCGAGATCGTCGACTTCCTTGGTCGCTCCTTGCGCGTCGTTGATCAGCCCCTTCAGTACGGCCTGCTGGTCGTTGAATTTCGTGTTTGCCTGGTCGATGACGCCGGTTAGTTCCCGCTGAGCGCCGATCGCAGCCATGTTCTGCTGAAGGCTCTTCTGCTGTTCCGGGGTGAGCTCCTTGAGGGATTGCTTCTGCGCGTCTGCGATCGCGAGGTTCTCTTCCTTGGCTTTCCCTGCCTGAGCGTCGACAACCTTCATCGCGTTCGCGTCGCCGACGTACGCGCGCACTGCTGTGGCGAGGTCGATGCCGAGTGCGTCGGCGTAGGCCTGAACTTGCTTGCGCTTGTCTTCGTCCGTGATGACGTCGGCGGATGCGGCGGCGATGCTCGTCGCGCTGAGGACGTTGCTGCCGGCGTCGATGAACGCCTGCGCCATCTCTCCTGCCCGCTGGGCGAGTTCCTGGTTCCTCTCGTCGATCTGATCCATCGCGCCGATGATCAGACCGAGGCCCGCCGCGCCTGCGGCTGTGGCAGCAAGACCTCCGATCCCGCCGAGCGCACCCGACCCGGCGAGGCCGCCGAGGGTGTCCTGCGCTATCTGTGGGAGGTCTTCGAGGTCACCGCGGAACGAGGAGAACGTCTCGCCGAGGTTCTGCCGAAGCTCCCCAGATACCTCAGCCCCCTTCTCGCCGAGTCGCTTGAAGCCCCTCTCGCCGGTGTCGCCGACGTCTCGCAGACCCTTCTCGGTGCGTTCGGATTCCTTGCGGGCGTCCTGCAGTGCCTCCTCGAGTCGGGAGACGTCGCGAGCGCCGTCGCGACCGACATCGGAGGCGGCGCGTTCGAGGTCTTTGAACGCGTCCTCGGCTTTCTCGAGCGGCTTGATGATGCCGCTGCGGACGCCTTCGTCGAACCCGCGGGTATCCGCGGCGATGCCGATCTCGTGGACGGAGGCCATCATCGTCCTTTCAGTTCGAGGTGGTCGAGGGCGGTACGGGTGGCGGTCTGGATCATCAGAGACGAGAACCTCACGATCGAGTCGCCGGCGGCGGGGTTGAAGACGTTGCCTCCGCGGCGGGGTGCACCGAACACGGAGCCCATGCGGCGGGGATACTTCTTGCCGCGTCGGGAGCGTTGGATGATTCGTTTGGCGGGGTTGCCGCCGTACTCCGCACCCTTCGCGACGACGGAGACCGGGGTCCCGTCGGAGAGCCTCCCAACGGAGCCGGAGCGGAGGAACAGGTTCCGGGCGGTGACGCCGACGCGAGCGCTGTTGACGAGCGCTCGCTGTTGCAGTCGGGTCGCCGCCCGGTCCCGGACCTCTTCGAACCAGATCGGCTCGGCCGCCTTCTTCGTCTGGACGCCGATCTCCTTGCGGACGTCGGCGGGCAGCTCGCGGGCGGCGAGGAGCATGTCGCGCAGCGGCGAGTCGACCAGGAGGCTGATGCGGCCGCTGCTCGCCATGGTCAGGCTCCGAAGTCGGGCTGCCCGTTGACGCCGAGGTTCAGGGTGGCCTTGTTGATGCCGCCCGCCGCGCCACCGATCTGCGACGGCTGGAACACGACCTCGACGGTCACGACCTCCGCGCCAGTCTGCGGGGTGAACTCGATCGTCTTGGTCTGCCCGGCCCACTCGATGCTCTTCTGCGAGAGGGAGCCTTCGGAGGCCCAGTCTTGCGCGAACGACATCTGACACACCCAGGTCGGGGTTCCGACGACGGACTGGACACCGCCGCCGATGTCGGTGTGCTGCGCGGTCGGGGTGGTGGGCACGAGCGCGAAAGAGTCGACGCCCTTGGTGTAGTTGTCCGCGCCGATCTTGATCGTGCCGGACTTGTTGTACGTTGCGACGTTGGGTGCGTCGGCCATGGTCACTCCTCGATGGTTGAGAGCAGGGTCAGGGGGAACCGCCAGGCGAGCGCCCCGGTGCTGAGGCGTTCTTTCTTCGCGGTGTCCCAATAGATGTCGTCGCACTGCTGCAGAGCGTGTGCGAGGGTGACGAGGTCGGCGTCCGCCCCGTCCTCGTCGCCGGCCCCGGCGGAGGCGACGACGAGGTCGAACTTCGGGGCGACGGTGAACCGGTCCAGCGCCGTCCCGTTGACGGACGAGCTGACCTCGGTGAACTCGAAGTACAGGACCGTGACGACCGTGTCGATCGCTTCAGATAGGTTGTTGATGATCCGCCAGTTCGCCGGCAACAGCGGTTTGAGACGGTCGCGCAGATCGGTGCGGATGGTGGCGGGGTCAGAAAACACTGGCGACTCCGGAGGTCGGGCGGATGACCCGCTGAATGTCCTTCGACAGCGGCCGCGGGGAGAACGTGAACCCCTCGGGACCGTCCTCGCCCTTACCTGCGAGCCAGAGGTTCTTCGCCTGCATGAGCTGCGCGTACACGTACCGGGTCGGCACGCCGGGGGTGCTGGCCTCAAAGTCGAGGAGCGTGATCACCTGAGCGATCTTCGCGTCCTCGACCCCGAGGTTGTGCAGCAGATCCGTGACCTGCACGCCCGGTTCATCGTCCGCCGCGTACTCGAGGACCTGCTCGCGCGCGACGTCCAGGAGCATCCCCGCGAGATCTTCGTTCTCGACGGGGAGCTCGGGTAATGCTCCGTGCGCGCGCTCGAGGTAGTCTGCGGTGAACCAGATGGCCATGGTCAGGGCTTGGTGCCGATGAAGACCGTGGACTCCGGACGGACGATGAACGTCTCCAGGAATCCGACGATGGAGCGGTCGAGGCCGAACTTCGCGACCTCGACGGCGTCGATCTGGATCGGGGTCTCGCCGAGCTCCTTGAACTCGACCGCCGCCTTCGACCCAGCTGCCACCTGGGGGTCGGTCGCTTTCGTGCCGGGGAAGGCGGACTGCGGGGCCTTCTTGACCACGACCTTCCCCTCGACCGACGCCTGGCCAGAGCCGGGCGTGACGGCGAGGGAGATGAACTCGGGCAGCAGATCCTTCGGCGTGTAGATGAGCTGCTTCCACAGCACCGGGTTGACGATGGCCCAGGCCGGGTCATCGTCCGCGTCGCTGATCGCTTCGATCGCCTGGATCAGCTGCACCACACCGGGGTAGTACGCGGAGTTGGCGGGCGTGCCGGCAGGCAGCGACTCGGGAGCCACGAGGGCGGACAGGGCCGCGCCGTCGCGGTTCATGGCCACGCGGATGAGGGTGTCGCGGGCGTCGATGTCGGTGACCTTCGCGTAGCTGTCGGCGACGCCCTGCCAGAACTGCTGCATGACGTCCGCTCCGCCGGAGAGGTAGTTCCACTCCTGCGCGACGTCGGCGGCGTAGCCGTAGCTGTCGCGGGTGGAGCTGCGCTTGTCGCTCGTCGCGGAGCCGGTGGGCAGCTCGGTCTTCTCGCCCGTGGTGCGCTTCTTGACCAGGCCGTCGGTGTCGTTGAGGCGGTAGCCCTCGCGGCCGTTGATGTCGATCGGGCCGTAGACGTGGGTGGCGAGGTCGATGAACTTGCGCACGTACCGCTTGCCCTGCCACAGCCGGCCGACCCAGGCCTTCGGCGCGAGGCCGGCTCCGAGCCCGGACGCTCCGGGATCGGTCGTCTTGATGTCGGCGAGCGCCATGAGCGCGTTCTCGGTGTCGACCGAGCGGGCGGTCTTCATCGCGTGGAAGGCGGAGAAGAACGCGTTCATGTCGACGTCGGCCGGGTCGGCGGCGGGTGCGGGTGCGCCGCTGAACAGGGCCGGTGCGGCGGGGGTCTGGGGCTCCGCGGGAGCGGCAGCTGCGGTCATGGTCTCCTCCTCGGAGCTGGTGGTGTTGTCCTCGGCCGGGGTTTCGGCGTCGGTGATCTTCTCGACGGTGGACTTGCTGGAGTACTCCTCGATGCGGCGCCAGCGGACGCCTTCGGAGTCGGTGAACTCCGACACGGTGCGCGAGCTGTTGTCGCGGTCGGGTGCGGAGTACTCGTCGCTGGCGGGCACGTCGGTGGTGAACTCGACGTTCTGGCCGGGCGCGAGGGAGAACAGGGCGGCGGACTCGAAGGCACCCTCGGCGCAGACGGCCGCGCCGGTGAGGCGGGAGCGGACGGCGTTGATGCCGTTGCGGACGAGGGAGCCGAGTTCGGCGGACAGCTTGCGCTTGCCGGTGCCGTCGCCGTAGGAGGCGAGGAACGCGTCGCCCTCGTCGGTGTTGGCGATCGCGAACCGGCCCACGACGCCGGCATCGGTGACGGTGAACTGCACGCCGCGGCCGAGCGGGTTGAACCGGTCGTGCTCGTCGTTCAGGGTGACGATCGACGGGTCACGGGGGAGCGCGACGGCGGAAGCGCTGAACATGACCGGCTCGGTTCCGGAGAGGTTCGGGCGGGAGAGCTCGCCGAACGGGAGCAGCAGACCCTCGATCTCGCGGGTCCCTGCGACGCGGGAGAACAGGCCCGCTTCGGTTGTGTTGGTCATGCTGTCTCCTGGGAGGCGTCGCCGGCCTCCGGGTCGATGGATGTGGGAGCGGGTACGGAGAAGTGCGACAGGTCGGCGCGGACCTCCGCATCGGGGCCGACGACGTCGTCGCCGGAAAGTGCGGCGGCGATCGCGTAGGCGTACTCGGCGGACCCGTACGTCCACATCTCGGACTGGCGGTCCTGCTCGTTCGAGTAGGAGAGGTCGCTGCCTTCCTTGCCGCCCTCGACGAACGACGCCGGCACGCCGCCGTGCATCGCGAGTTCGAGGCGCAGGGAGTTCTTCGCGTCCTCGAACAGGTCGAGTTGCCCGGACACGCCGCGCTCCTTGACCTCGATGTAGCTCGGCGTGACGGAGACGGAGTGCTTCGCACGGGTCTCGACGTAGGAGGTCGCGAGTGTCTCCTTCTCCTTACGCTTCATCTGGTCGAAGGCGGGGTCGGTGATGTGCAGTTCTGTCGCGGCGGGCGGGGCGTCGAGGCGGGTCTGTCGGGCCTTTTCGAGCTTGCGTGCCTGACGGATCGAGTCGATCCCGTCGGCCATGACACCGTTCGCGCCGAGCGGGACGAGCACGACGCGCATCCGGTACTCGGCCGGGATTGAGTCGTGCAGGGTAACGCGCTGCGTCGACGGGTCCATCGACCACAGATGCCGGGGCACGGGTACCCAATCCCACACCGTGTCATCAGTCGCGAGACGGCACCCAAGGACGGCGAAGCCTTCCCAGAACAGTTCCTCGACGAGCTTCTTGATGGCGATGTGGCGGGACATGCCGGGGTAGTTGCAGGAGCCCACCCAGTACGGCTGGGGGTCGGCCTTGGTGTCGTTCTCGAACTTCTCGAAGCGCAGCGGCGACACGAGCGCCTGGTGCCCCTTCAACGCCCGCTTCAGCTCAGGGACGCGAGCGGCGGTCACGCGGGTGACGAGTTCCTCCGGAAGAGTCCCGAGGATGTCGCCGACGATCGCCTGTTGCAGGCTGTCGCCAGAGCCGGAGGCGGCGAGCGCGGGCGCACCGCTGGCGGAGGTGGGGGAGACGTCCCCCATCAGCCATGCCCAGAATCCCGCCATGTCTCCACGGTGACGGGCCTCTGAGCGTTAACGGTTACCACCCGGGAGTGTGCTAGACGCCTACCAACTCCGGGACACCGCCGGGGCCCTTCTCGTCGTCGAGCGCGTAGAGGGCGCGAGCGACTGCCTCAATCGGTGTGATGTCGTCGTCGGGCCGGGTCTTCTCGTCCGGCCTGCCGAACGCCCACGCCCCGGTCTGGCCGAACGCGCGGCGCACAACGATCTCCGCCGCGGCATCAAGCGGGTCTTGCCCGTGGTAGGTGACGAGGTCGCCGGCGTTGAGGAACCGCATGAACAGCACCGCCGACCGAGGGATCTCCATCCGTGCCAGCGGGCGGGTGCGCATCGGCGGGCGGCCGGCGACGAGCGGCGCGATCTCGACGTTCTCGACCGGGCGGCCCGGATCGAAGATCACCCGACGGTTCAGCTTCCGAGCCCGGAGAAGTACCTTCTTGCCGAACCCGTCGACGCCTTCCTGATGGTGCAGCAACGCCACGTGCCGGCGTCCCTTCGTCCCGTGCCACGCCGCGGCGAGAGACGCCCACTTGCCGTCTGGATGGATAGCGATCGCGAGAGCCACAACCGACGGCATCGACTTCGGGAACGCCTTCTCGGTTCGCGTCTTCGTCCACAGCGGTTGCTTAATCAGCGCCGTCGCCGACCCCTCCTCGCCGGGAAGCGACAGGTACTCACGCTGGAACGCCTTCGACGACATCGCATGGAAGTTGTCAAGCACGTCAGACAGCGGAGTCGTGTAGCCAATGCCCGGATGGTTCAGCTCGATCAGCTCACGCACACGGGCGTGCGGGTGCTCCTCATCCGGCTCCCACGCCTCGAGCTCCGCGGGGTCAGTGTCCTCGGGAATGCCATGCCGGACCACGCCGGCACCGGGCATGGTCAGAAGCTTCCACAGCAGGTTTCCCTGCTGGAAGTCGGGCGCTGTACCCGACGCGATCATCTGCGGCAGGAACCGACCATCGAGCGTCGGAGGTATCGAGGTCATCATGTCCTCCGCCATCTCCGGCGTCGCGTCCTGCGCCTCGTCGACCCAGGCGACGTCGTACGCGCCGGACGTGAACGCCTCGTTCCCCGGCGCGTACGCGTTGAAATACGAGCCGTTCGGCCAGCGGATGTGCTCAGTGCCCTTGCCCGTGTTGATGATGAACGGGCGCGTCTTCGGGTCCGGGTACAGGCGCTCAACGTGCGTGACGATGTCCTTGCGGAACCGCTCGCCGGTCTTCTGACCGCCGTCCTTCTTGGCCAACGTCCAACCCACGAGGTAGTCCTCCCGCAGGCTGCAGCGCCCCAGGATCACGGCCTGGACTGCAGTGGTCTTCGTCGTGCGTCGCGGCTCCATGATGCCGTTGAACTTCTTACCGGCATTCAGCATGTCCGCGATGACCAACTGGATCGGCGACGGCCCCGAAAAGCCATCCCCACCCCGACGTCGCACGTCCATCCGCAGAAGACGAGCACCCTCCAAGAACTCCGCCCTCGTCTGGTCGGTCGTGACGAGTTCCGTCACATGCGCCGCCACCGGGATACGCGAACGCCACTCCAGCCACGTCGCCTCGTCCTGAAGGTCCGCCACCGACGGCACGACGCCCGCGGGCGCAACCAGAACGCCGCCGCTCGTCACGACACCTCCCGAGCCCGATCGACAGGGAGAGGGGCGCGTGTTGAGCCGTAGGCGGGGAGCCGAGCGACTCGCGCCAAAAAGACGCGGGTTCGCCGCCCTTCGTGGTGGATCATCCCGATTCCGAGTGCGGCCATCGTGAACGTGGGTGAGCCGAACGGCAGGCCGGTGATGGTCGCGATGGTGGACGCGATGGCGAGCGCCAGGTAGGCGATCTCGAGGGCGGGGCTTCCCGGCTTCGGTTCCTTCGTCATGCCCATGGTGGTGTGACCAGTCCTGTCGTTCGGGCGCTTCTGCGCTGGTTGGTGATGCGGGCGCCGATCTTGCCGCCGTGGCTGCGGTTGCCGTGTCGGCATTCGGGTGCGGCGTTGTCGATGGTGTTGCCTCCGTGGAGTGAGATGTGGCCGACGTCGAAGGGTGTGCCTTCGGGGATGAGGTCTCCGTGTCGCCAGCATGCGATGTCCTCACCTCGTGCCCATGCTTGGCGGACTTGGGCGCGGATGATGCGGGTGGTGCGTCGCCATTCGGGGTCGCGGTGCTTGGCGGTCATGTGTCGGTCCTGGTGCGGGCGAGGGATTTGGTGACTCCGGCGTTGGAGAGCCCCACGACTTCGGCGATCTGTCTGATGCTGTGCCCAGCGGTGCGGAGTGTTCGGATGCGGTCGTCTCGGTTCTCGTCGGCGGTGGGGCCTCGGTGGGCGCGGATGACGTTGACGGTGGTGTCGCCGTGGCTGCGGGCATGAGTGCGGGCTTCGAGGCGGGCGGTGGTGTGGTCGGAGCACCAGGCGCCGTGTTCGCAGGTGGTGCAGCCCCAGACGGCGGAGCCGTTGTCGTGTGGTTGTTCTGCCCAGACGGTCATGCTGCTCCTTCTAGTCCGCCGGGGAGCGCACCGGCGAGGTACCAGGCTTGTGTGAGGGGTGAGAGCTCGTTCCAGAGGGGTGTGCCTTCGGTCGGTCCGGTCCACATGCCGCCGACGCCGGTGTTCCTCAGATATCCACGGATCTGAATGTGGGCGTCGTGACGAGTGAGCTTCCGCCATCGGGCGGTTTGCATGTCGTTCGGGATCTGGTGGGTGACGATGATCGCGAGGTCTCGGAGGAGCGTGATCTGTTTGTCGGTCGCGAGTGCTGGCTCTTCGAATGTGAACGCGTCGTCGGGCTCGCGCTCTTGCGCGTGCCTTAGAGCTTGTTCATGGATCTTGTTCTTCTGGATCTTGTTAGGGCGACTCGGAGTCTGTGGGGGTGGCGACTCGGAGTCTGTGCCCACAGACTCGGAGTCTGTGCCTCTTGTCGTCTCCTCCGAACGGGACTGCTGCACGGATAGGTGACAGGTTGTAGTCACGCCGCCAGTGCGACGGTCGTGTTCATGATGGTCTCGAACTCGATGGGCGTCAAACGGCCCAGGCGGGCCTGCCGTCGTCGGCGGTGGTAGGTGCGCTCGATCCAGGTCACCATCGCGATGCGCAGCTGCTCGCGGGTGGTCCAGGGGCGGCGGTCGAGGACGTTCTTCTGAAGCAGCGCGAAGAACGATTCCATGGCGGCGTTGTCGCCGCTCGACCCGACTCTTCCCATGCTCCCGACCATGCGGTGTCGGCTGAGGGCGCGGAGCATCTTCCGGCTGCGGAATTGAGATCCCCTGTCCGAATGCACGACGCAGCCGGCGACGTCGCCGCGCATCAGGGCGGCGTTCTCGAGCGCCTGGACGACCAGACGGGACTTCATCCTCGAGTCGATCGAGTACCCCACGATCCGGCCGGAGTAGACGTCCTTGATCGCGCAGAGGTAGAGCTTGCCCTCGGCGGTCTTGTGCTCGGTGATATCCGTCAACCAGAGCTGGTTCGGGGCGTCGGCGGTGAACACGTGCCGGGTTCGGCCGTGCTCGTCGATGACGGCGCAGCGGTCGTCGTGGACGGGCGGGCCGGGCCGGCGGGCCTTGCTCCGCTTGGGCTTGCCGAACGCGCTGAACCAGCCGTTGCTGGAGGCGATCCGCCACGCGGTCCGGTCCGCCATCGCCTCCCCGTTGTCGCGGGCCTCGTCGGCGAGGAGCCGATGGCCGAACTCGGGGTCGTCCTGGTGGGCGTCGAACAGCGCGTTCGCGCGATACGCCTCGACCACCTCACTTGGGGTGATGGGGTTCGTCAGCCACCGGTAGTAGGGCTGGCGGGAGAGCTTGAGCACCCGACACGTCACCGTCACAGGGATCCCTGCGTCGGCGAGCTCGCTCACGAGCGGGTAGAGCCTTTTCCCGGCAGGTTCGCCTGCGACAGATACGCCGCCGCGCGGCGGAGGACCTCGTTCTCCTGCTCGAGCAGACGGTTCCGCTTCTTCAGCTCACGGATCTCCGCCGCCTCGGTCCGGGACTGGCCGGGCTTCGCACCTGCGTCGATGTCGGCGCGACGCATCCACTTCTGCAGCGTCATCGGGTGAACACCGAAGTCTTTCGCGATCTGCTCGATCGTCACTCCGGGCTCACGGTTACTCGCGACGCGCACGACGTCGTCACGGAACTCGGACGGGTAGGGCTTGGGCACAGCAACATCCTTCCAGGCCCACCCCCGCGGGCAAGCCAGATCAGATGTCACCTATTCGTGCAGCAGTCCCAACCCAGCGACTGGGAGTCTGCGGGGCGTGGTCGCTTCGGGATACGTCGGCCGCGGGCCGAATCCGCCCAGATGAACTGTGGCGTCTCGTCCGCGAGCGCCACGCTGTAGACGTTGGGCTTGTTCTCCCGGAGAGTGCTGCGCCGTTCCACACGGATCATTCCTCGACGCTCTAGGTGTACCGGGTCAGGACGTTGGTGGCTGGTTGGGGCTTGTGGATGGGGAGAACCTCCGGCTGAGTGGAGATGTCTGACGTCTTCACAAACCGGAGGTTCTCGTGCCCCACCGTAATGCTCGGCTGACTCCGCGGGGTCGGTTGCTGATCGTTGAGCGTGCTGCTGCAGGCTGGAAACATGCGCATATCGCTGCCGCGATGGGTGTCTCCCGTCGCTGCGTGCAGCGTTGGATCGCTCGACATCGATCCGAGGGCGTCGCCGGATTGAACGACCGGTCGTCTCGACCGGTGTCGTCGCCGTCACGTACCCCGGAACGCGTCGAGATTGAACTGCTCCGGTTGCGGCGGGAGCAACGCTGGGGCCGTGACGAGCTCGCGGCAGCGGTCGGAGTATCGCCGCGGACCGCGTCACGGGTCCTGGCTCGTCGCGGTCAGCCGCACCTGTCCCGGCTCGACCCGATGACCGGCGAGGTGATCCGAGCATCGAAGACGACCGCGGTCCGATACGAACGCGACCGCCCAGGCGAACTGGTCCACATGGATGTGAAGAAGCTCGGCCGCATCCCCGACGGCGGCGGTTGGCGCTCCCTCGGCCGCGCCGTCGCCGACCGGCACCGGGACACGCCGGTCGGGTTCGACTACGTCCACTCCCTCGTCGATGACCATTCCCGGCTCGCCTACTCCGAGATCCTCCCGGACGAGAAGGGTCCGACCTGCGCGGGATTCCTGGAACGCGCGATCGAGTACTTCGCCGAGCACGGCATCGCCCGCATCGAGCAGCTGATCACCGACAACGCCTGGGCATACCGATTCTCACTGCGGCAGGTCTGTGCTGAACGAGGCATCCGGCAGAAGTTCATCCGTCCGCACTGCCCCTGGCAGAACGGCAAAGTCGAACGCTTCAACCGGACGCTGCAGACCGAGTGGGCCTACCGGCAACCCTTCGAAACCAACGCTGCCCGGGCCGCGGCACTTGCGCCGTTCATCGAGCGATACAACACTCGACGCATCCACTCAGCCATCGGAACCCCACCGATAAGCCGAACCGCACCAACGTCCTGACCGGGTACATCTAGGGCGGGGATGGCGCGCTCGACGCTCTTACGCGAGATCCTGGCGCGATCAGCGATCGTGGTCATGCCCGGGAAGCACCTGCCGGTCTTCGGGTCGCGGAAGCGCAAGAGGACGGTGTAGACGACGAGTTCGTGCAGGGTGAGGTTGCTGTCGTCGATCAGCCAGTTCGGGCTACGGACGAACCCGTCAGTAGTCGAAGCCAACGTTTCCTCCTTCCATATGGGTAGGGCCGCCCCGTAGGGACGGCCCTGACCTTCAGTCGTCAAGCTCACGCAGGTGATCGTCGACATCGGCGGCTCGCCGAACGATCCTCACGGGTTCCGGCAGGTCGTCGGCAAGGTCGAGGAGGCGCAACGCGAGCGCCTTCGCGAGGTCGCGGTCTATCTCCTGCGCGACCTCACCGCACGGGTCCAGCAGCAGGATTGCGGTGACCGTCCCGGTAGCCAGATCGCGTCCGTGGACCGCGATGGTCGCGGCCTCGCAGGCGTACCACGCAGATTCGTCCATCGGGGTGTGCATCAGTACGCCCTTCCGTTGTGCCGGCGTGCGCGCGGAGGTTGAGCGAATGGGTCGTGCTGGAGTGGTGGCTCGGGTTCGGTTTCCTGCGTTTCGATGGGGTCCCCGATGCGCTTTCCGAGAATTGCCGACTCGATGAGCCGCAGCGTGTCCACACCGATCACGTCGGCGATCCGGTCGAGCTCTCGAATCGTGAAGGACGACTTCCCCGCAAGCCGCGAGTATAGAGTTGGACGGCTGACGCCGAGGGCATCAGCGACGTGTGGGGTCTTGATGCGCTGCCGGGCGAGCTCAGCCCGCACTGCATCAGCAACATGCTTGTCGGAATCGTTCATACTGTCACCCACTCCGCGATCGCGACACGAGCTTCCGTGAGTCCGGCGATCAGTTCGTCGAGCTCGTTGAGGTCGTCGGTGATCGAATCGGGATCGAACGTGAACTCCGAAATGTTGGGCACCCACGCGGCGCTCTTGACGTGCCCCTCGAGCGAGAAGGCGATCGTCACAGACTTGTGGTCGACGTCACGTACATGGAGATCGGTGAACCCGTTGGCGTGGTCCTCCGCGAGAATGCAGTCCTCAAAGTCGCAACACGCGGCGTTCATCGCGAGCGCTCCGAGACGACGGGGATGAACGTGTAGACGTCGACGGGTCTGAGCTCGCCGAACATCTTCGGCTCCACCACGGTCTCGATGCCTGCGAGGACGTGGTCTCCTCGGCGGGTGTAGAAGGTCCGGTTGCCGACGTGATGGTGCTTCGGGAACTTGACCCGATCGCCGGGGCGGCACCATTCGTGGTCGCAGCTGGCGGCGAGGTGGGCGGTGGTCTCGTCGTCTCCGCCTTTCCACTCGTGGTGGACGTCGGTGATGTGGAAGACGTCGCCGGGTGATGCGTGGTCGTTCTCGCGCACGTGGAAGTAGTAGAGCTGCAGGACGGGGATGTCCATGAACTCGCAGTCGTCGATGAGGTTGCGGAGGGCGAACGTGCGCTGCTCCTTGAGCGCCTCGATCTCCGCGGTCAGGCTGATCAGGGTGGCGACGCTGGGGGTCGGGACCGTTACGATGGTCATGAGTTAGTGCTCCTTCGTGAGTGCTTGGCCGTCGTCCTGTTGCAGCAGGGCGGCGGCTTCTTCTTTGATGCGGCCGTGGAGTTCGCCGGCCGGGTCGCGCCGGACATGGAGGATGCCGGCGAGGGTACGTGCGGTGGCTCGGTCGAGCCAGACACGTTCGGAGGTTGCGCCGCGGAAGACGAGCGCCGCGGTCCTGTCAGCGGTCTCGATGCTCCTCATCGCAGCTTTCGCGGTCGGGTCCTTCGGCATCAGCTGGCATCCGCGAATGCGTCGTTGACGAACTTCTCGAGGTCGATGCGCCGGACGACGACGCGTCCGCCGAGTTTCGCGGCCTTGAGCTGCTTGGTGTTGATGAGCCATCGGATGCTGTCGACCGAGCGGCGCAGATACTCTGCAACCTCCGGGACGAACAGGATGTCGGGGGCAACCTCCCCGAACGCGGTGCGTGCCATGCCAGTCTCCCTTCCACTATTGCGTCTTCCTGACAGAGGTAAGCAAATCAGACAGGCGCATACCTGTCAAGCGTGTGCAATAGCGTATTTCTGACGCGGAGCGGCTACAGTGGGCGAGTGCTCAAGATCACACGCAGTGCGACGGCGTTCCAATACGCCGCGCTTGGCGCCGGCTTATACGCCCCAAAGAAGTTCACGGCGACGTTCGAAGGTGACAAATGGCTATCTGTTCGAGCACGCGTCACTATCGATGCCGAATGGGAGAAGGCCGAGTTCGGCTACCGCGTGACCCGCCTTCAGGTCGACGAGGTCGACGGAGGCGAGAAGATCACGAGTGAGATGGTCCGCGAGATTCCGGTCACCACACTGCTGCGCAAAGCAGCACTTCGCGCGATACTCCGCGGTCCACATAGGACACCCCCAGTATTCCGGTTCTCGATCGACATCCCCGAGGAAGAGGTCCAGCGCCTTGTCTCTGAGGGACCAAAGCCGGCAACGCTCCGACTCGTATCCCACTTCTATACGGTCGCCAGCATCGTTGGACTACCACCGGTCGAGTTTGTGATCAAGAAACTAGGTCTGAAGCCACGAACTGCGTCGCACTGGATCAAGCTCGCCCGCGAACGTGGGTTCCTGAAAGTTATCGCACTGTCAGAAGTGACTAGGCAAGAAGAGGCGATGGAGTTCGAAGACGACGTCGCCGGCCCTGACTTGATTGAGAACGTCGGAATGGAACAAGTCTCGGGAGCCTAATGGCGAGCATCAAGCAGAGGCCCGACGGCTCGTGGCGGGCACGCTATCGGGGGCCTGATGGCCGCGAGTATGCGAAGCACGCGAAGCTGAAGCGCGACGCGCAGGCGTGGCTCGACGATGCGACGGCTGCTATGAAGGCCGGCACGTGGGTGGACCCGTCGACGTCGAGGATGACGGTCGGGGAGTGGCTCACGAAGTGGGAGGCGGGTTACGCGGTCAATAAGCCGGGGACGGTGAAGTCCGCGTCCGTGCATGTGAAGCTCATCCGGGCGAAGTTCGGGGCCCGGCAGTTGCGGACGATCCGTGCGTCGGACGTGAAGGAGTGGATGGCGGAGCTGTCGCAGAAGTACGCCCGCTCATACGTGTACTCGATCCACAGGCGCCTGCACCAGGTGCTCGAGGATGCGGTGCACGACGGCATCCTCATGAAGAACCCGGTATCGCGGCGCACGTCACCACCGACACCGCAGCAGCGGCCCTACGTCGCTACGACGGAGCAGGTGTGGGCGCTGTACGACGCGCTGCCGAAGGAATACCGGTCGGTGGTGCTCCTCGGTGCGTTCGCGGGCCTCAGGGCGGGGGAGATGGCCGCCCTGACCCGAGATGACATCGACTGGGGCGGGCACTCGATCACGGTGTCCGCTCAGCATAACGACGAGGATCTGAAGTCAGACGCATCTGCCGGGACGATCCCGATCCCCGCGGCGCTCACAGCGATGCTGCAGGCGGATGCTGGCGCGCGAATGATCGTTCCCGGGGTCTTCGGTCGCGGTGTCACCGCCTGGCAGCTCAACCGAGTGTGGGCAGACACGCGGGGGAGTGTGAATGGTCTACCCAAGGGGTTCCGCATTCACGACCTGCGGCACTACTTCGCGTCGCTGCTAATCGCTGCGGGCCTCGACATCAAGGTCGTGCAGACCCGCATGCGCCACGCGTCGCCGGTGGTTACGCTGCGGACGTACGGCCATCTCTGGCCGGACACCGACGACACTTCGAGGGCAGCTGTGGCGGTAGCCCTCAGCGAGCGGACGAGCGTCCCGCGAGCTTCTCCAGGGCTGCACCCTCTACCCAGTACACAAGCTTGA